AATGCATTTCACCACCGTCATTGTGTGAAATTACAACTCTGTTTAAACTGTCAACAGTTGCACTAACGTTAACCATTCCTGCACCATTAATTCCTGCCGCAATAACATCTGAGTCTGTTGTCGCCGCTGTAGTTGTTACTGAAATAGTAGACGCAGATGATATTGCATCTTGTCCAACTATTGATTCAGCAATATTAAATGCGTATGTACCGCCTGTTACTTGTGATGCAATTACACTTGAAGTAACTAATGTGTTACCTGTATTTGCTCTTCTGTATGGTCTTGCATCTGCTTCAGTTGTACCATTGTTGTGGTTTATGTATGTTGTGCCAACAGCAAGATTTTTTCCACCGCCAACTCTATCTAAATTGTAGATAGCATTGTTACCACTTGAATGTAAAGGTGTTGTTAAATCTTCCCATAATTTAGTAGTTGCATTGAATTTTTTGATTTTATAATTTGATCCTAAATTAGGAGTTGTTGTTTTTTTCCAAATTGAACCTGCTGGTCTTCCTGATGTCATATTTCCACCAGATGAATTTTTGAAATCTGGAACACTAGTATGAGCTTCATCTTTATATTGAGGCAAGTAGTAAGTACCTGCCGCAATTCCTAATTCTGTTTCTAAACCTGCGTTACCACCACCGTTTGCTATAACAATTGTATCTGCATAACCACCAGCGCCAGTTCCTTCACTATAAATTTCTAATTTACCTGCTACTGCTCTAGCAGAAATTCCTGTAATTGTCGCGTTAGTAATTGCAGTAACAACTGCATCAACATCAGTACCACCTGATGTAACTGTTGAACCATTTACTACAAATGTTCCTGTGTTTGTAACTGTTGGATTTGCTACTGTACCTGTTACTGTAGCATTGGCTTTTTTCCAAGCCGCTGTTCCTACATTAACCCAAGAATTATCATATCTTTTGAAATAAAGATCATCGTACGAAGTTGTAGAATTAACAACATAATCACCTACTGCACCAAATGAAGTTTTAGGAATTGAACCTGCCGCACCTGAAAGATGTGTAGTATCAGTTAATACTGTTGGATAAATTTTTGTGTATGTTTGACCACCTGTAGTAGATGACGCATTACTGTTCCAAGAAAACAAACCTTGATCTGTACTTGCAGTATCTAACCAGTAAGTTCCTGATTCAGGATCTGCAGTTGCCATTGTAGCACTTGCTTCTAGTTGACCTGTGTCAATTGCCGCTCTTACCACGTATGCTCTGTTGGCTACACCTAAGTATGAGTAAGCCGCTTGTAAACCGTATTCGTTTAATTCACCACCGTGTATAGGATTATTGTTAGCATCTTTTTTGAATACTGGATCACCAAATGTTTCAGCTAATTCTCTTTGAGACGTCATTAGGTAAACTTTACCGTTGTTTGCGGCTAATGTACCTGTTGCTGTACCTGTACCTGAACTTGAAGTTTTATCTTGTGCTGTTACCACAAATATCATTGGCACCGTGCCTGGTTCGGCCGGTGTATAGAAACTTTCGTCTATTACGCTTACTTGTACTCCTGGTGAAACTAATGCCATTTTATAATCTCCTGCTTATAATTCCTTTGTTAGCGTTATTTATGCTTAATACATAAAAGACGGGTTATAATTACTAAATGAAAAGGGCCAGAAAAGGGCAGGTAAATAAGCTATATGAGACCTTTATGTAAAGTTTGTAACAAGTATCCATGTGCAATTAACTATCATAAGAAGGATATAATCTTTTATAGAAGTAAATGCGAAGCTTGTATTAGATATGGTGGAGCCAATCATGGTATGCCTAAATGGCATAATGCTGGTTATCGTATGAAAGAAAAATGCGATAAATGTGGGTATAAAAGTGACTCTTCAGAACAATTTAATGTGTTTCATATTGATGGACATATGAATAATTGTAACTTTAAAAATCTTAAAACAGTATGCGCCAACTGTCAAAGAACATTACATAAAGAAGGATTTAAGTGGAAACAAGGTGATCTTGTACCTGATTTTTAAGACTATCTACCGTAGAATTATTATCTAAAATTTTATCAAAGTCTGCTTTTGCCCAAGACCATTCACTAGGATGTACGTCTTTAGGTTCAACACCTATGTCTTGATAAACTCTAAACCATGTAGGTAATTCACCTCTTTTTACCCACCATACTTGACCACCAATACTTTTAATCATTTTAACTTCGTTTTCAAATCTAACATCAGGAACAACCCAGTTAGTATTAGGATTATCTAAAATTTTCTTTTTAGTCATACTAACCCATATACCGTCATAAAAATTATCACGCATACATTCTGTACCGAATTTTTGTAATACAAATCTTGGAGTAATAGATTTACCTACTTCTTTAGACCAATATTCATCTGGTTGTTCACGCCAATGTCTACTTTCATCTGTTTGACCGTCAAGCATAGTTTTGTCCCAATCAAACATTGTAGCAACAGACTCTTTTAATTTGTCTGCGAATGAGATTTTTTTAAATTGATGTTTTTGAATAAGGTTATTAGCTATTGTATCTTTACCACTACCCATTAATCCACAAATACCGATAATCATTTTAATACTATAACGGATAATAGCTATAATGTCAAATGTTATTATTAGCCAATTGTGAAGTGGTATCCTTGACCGCCAGCAACTTGTAGTTTTAGTTCTTCGTCAAGTTTTTCTATTTCGGATTGTGCTTCTTGGATAAGTGATGTACCATTTAAAGCGGCGCCGCCTTGTGGCCCTGCTATTGTGGCAAATTTAGATCTTGCTTGTCCTAGTGTCATTTTACATAATGCTAGAGTATATCTTTTAAGCCATTCTTTAGCAAGATAATCATTTAATAATTCTGTAGTAGGTCTATAATTATAGCAATATAATAGAATTTCTTCTGCCGCTCTAGGTCTTTGTAATAATGTTAATTCTTTAGTAGTTGTATTCCATTTAAATTCAATAAAGCTACCAAACATTCTTCCTACAAGTTCTTGATATTGTGTAAACAAGTTATAAGTTGATAGTCCACCCATATTTGTACTTGCTAACAAGTAGGTATTTGTATATGCTAAATTAAATGGTTCAAACAGTGTACCACCGTCTCCACCACCTGTTCTAGAACCAATAGAACGTCTATATATTTTTTTAACTTCTATTACTTCTTGTCCTAAGGTATATGCGTTTTGGTCTATTACTGTAGGTAGAAACATATAGCTTTCTTCCACTGAATTGTCGGATCTTTGTCTAAATCTATCAAGTGAATCCTGTAAAGCTGTCTCATAGTGAGGTGGATCTAGCTCTACTTCTACCATACCACCACCTAGCATATTGTATACGTAGTCAAAGATTTCTTGCTTCTGTGTTGCTAAATCTGCCATTTTATATGTCTCTATAGATATTTATCAAGGACCGTGCTATGAATAAATATAACATATGCCAAGAATTAGTCTATATAAACCTGAGAAGGGCCATGATTACGCTTTTCTAGATAGAACAGTTAACGAGATGTTTACTGTGGGTGGTACTGATGTATTTGTACACAAATACCTTGGGCCTAAGAATCCTGAAGAAGCAGACGCTACATCTAGCCAACCAAGGTATAATGCTGTTAAAGAAACAAATATTCAAGATATGTTATTCCTTGAAAACAGGGACAGAAAATATGATTCTAGCATTTATCAATTAAGAGGCATTTACAATGTACAAGATATTGACTTTGATATGAGTCAATTTGGATTATTTTTACAAAATGATACGTTGTTTATGACTATTCCTATATCTACATCTGTAGAAACTTTAGGTAGAAAAGTTATGCCAGGAGATGTATTCGAATTACCACATCTTAAAGATGAACACGCCTTAAATGATTTTAATTTAGCATTAAAAAGATACTATGTAGTAGAAGATATAAGCAGGGCGGCAGAAGGATTTAGTGTATCGTGGTATCCTCATTTATATAGAGTAAAATTAAAACAAATAGTAGACAGTCAAGAATTTAAAGGCATACTAGATTTGCCTGCAGAAGAAGGATCAAGTCAAACATTAAGAGATGTATTATCCACTTATGAAAAAGAAATGCAAATTAATGAGGCAGTTGTTGCTCAAGCAGAAGCAGATACTAAAAAAAGTGGTTATGAAACTAGTCATTTATATACATTACAAGTAGATAAACAAGGTAGAAACGAACTTGTTACAACAGATACTAGTACATTAGATGCTAGTACACAAAACGAATTAGCAGACAGAGTACATCAAACACCTGAAAGAGAAGGATATGATGGGTACTTGTTAGGTGATGGACTTGCACCCAATGGTGAAGTATTTGGTCATGGAATTACTTTCCCAACAGGTTCTATTAAAGGTGATTATTATTTAAGAACTGACTTTTTACCAAATAGATTATTTAGATTTGATGGTGGAAGATGGGTTAAAATGGAAGATTCATTACGTATGACATTAACAAATACAGATGCAAGAAATACTATGAAGACAGGTTTTGTTAATAATACAGCAACTAATACAATAGGTGGAAAATCAGTACCTGAAAGACAAAGTTTGTCTAAAGCACTTAAACCTAAGGCGGATAGTTAATGAGAATTAAAGAATTTTTTGGAATACCTATACCTGGTACAGAAAAAGCAGTAGGACTTAAAAAAGTTACTCGAAATTGGATGGGTAAAGTTAGAACTTTTTATGAGCCAGTGAAAAAAAATTATCCATCTAAACTAGAAAAAACAGAGAAGAAATAATGCAATTTTTTTACGACGGACAAATTAGACGATACATAACTCAAATTGTTAGACTAATGAGTAATTTTAGCTATAAAGATGGCGATGGTGTTTTAAAACAAATACCTGTTATGTACGGTGATATGACTAGACAAGTTGCTCATATTATTAGAGATAATTCAGAAAATAAAATTCCATCAGCTCCAAGAATGGCAATATACATTACTAATTTAGAAATGGCTAGAGATAGATTAGCAGATGCTACTTACGTTAGCAAAATTCATGTAAGAGAAAGACAATATGATGAATCAGGAAAAGAATATTTAAATGTTCAAGGAGCAAATTATACTGTTGAAAGATTAATGCCTACGCCTTATACATTAGGAGTAAGTTGTGATATATGGTCTACAAACACAGAACAAAAATTACAAATTTTAGAACAAGTTATGATGTTATTCAATCCAAGTTTAGAAATACAAACTACAGACAATTATATTGATTGGACTAGTTTAAGTGTAGTGGATTTAACAAGTGTGCAATTTAGTGGAAGAACAATTCCAACAGGAACTGAGAGTGAAATAGATGTAGCTACTTTAGGATTTACAACACCTATTTGGATAAGTCCACCAACTAAAGTTAAAAAATTAGGAGTAGTAACTCAAATTATTACTAGTATATACAATGAAAAAACAGGTAACATTGACCTTAGTCAGTCTATGCCTGAATTACAAGCATACCAAGATGATTACTCTAAAAGTATTAAATCAGATATTGTTAAAACAGCTGACGGTAAAATTGATACTAGTGTTGCTTATAAACCAGATGTAGATAGTGTTATAGGAACTACAGGTATTCAGTATGATATACTTGTAATGAATAATATTGCACAAATAATACAAAAAGGTGTTGTAGGAAATATGAATTGGAATTCTTTATTAGAAAGATTACCTGGTGATTATAAAGCAGGAATTAGTACAATATATTTGAATAGAAAAGATGTTAGTACAAGAATTGTTGGAACGTTTGCAGTAAACACTTTAAATGAAAATCAATTAATTATAAATTGGGACACAGATTCTATTCCTACTGATTCTGTTATTCAAGGATATGCAGATGCAAAAGGTACAGTAGATTTTATAGTAGATCCATCAACTTATAATCCATTAACTACAAGAGTAGCAGGTCAAAGATTATTGTTATTAGGACCTGTAGGAGATGCAGGAAATCAAGACGGTCCAGATGCATGGAAAGGAAATGCAGGAGACTTTGTAGCAGAAGAAAATGATATTATAGAATGGAATGGAACAGATTGGACAATAATTTTTAATGCAAGTGCTAATAATTTAGAAGATTCAACAGCATTTACACCTACCTACATTACCAACCTTAATACAGGCATTCAATATAAATGGGATGGCGCAAATTGGTTATTAAGTTTCGAAGGCGAATATCGTAAAGGAACCTGGAACATCTCTCTTTAAGATAATTATTTACATGACCCAGAGAATAATTGGTTGCGGAGCACTTTTCTATACTTTAGACACTCAACGTTTTTTATTATTACATAGAACACAAAGCAAACAAAACCATGTTTGGGGTTTAGTTGGTGGTACAACCACTACTGATTCTAATGCGTGGGAAGGTTTAAAAAGAGAAATTAAAGAAGAGATTGGTGATCAAAAAATTGTTAAAACAATTCCAATGGAAACTTTTATTAGTAATGATGAAAATTTCTTGTACCATACATATCTCTGTTTAGTTAAAAATGAATTTATACCTAAATTAAACAATGAACACGATGGATATTCATGGGTATCTTTTGGTAGATGGCCAAAGCCTTTGCACCAAGGATTAAGAAAAACTCTACAAAATAAAACTAATCAAACAAAATTAGAAACAGTTTTTAAAATGATTAAATTTATAACATGATTAAAATAATAGGCGATATTATGCTAGATGTATGGATAGAAGGTCAAGCTAACAGAGTTTCACCTGAAGGTCCTGTATTAGTTTTAAAAGAACATAATAAAAGATATAGTATAGGCGGTGCTGGAAATGTTGCAGTTAATATTGCAAATTTAAAAGTACCTTGCGAATTATATGGTGCAGTAGGGCAAGATGAAGCAGGTAAAAAATTAATAAAATTATTTTTGAATAAAGATATACATCCTAAATTAAATTATAACCATTCTATTACAACTATTAAAACAAGAATAATAGGTCAAGGTGGTAAACACGTTTTAAGATTAGACAAAGAAGAAAATTATTCTAATGAAATTACAATTGATTGTAATGAAAATGATATAGCAATTGTTAGTGATTACAATAAAGGTGTTATTAAAAAAGATACAATATCTAAATTGTTAGAAAAAACAAAATACGTAATAGTTGATCCAAAACAAAGTGCAGATACCTATGATGGAGCATATATTGTTAAACCAAATATGAAAGAATATAAAGAATGGAATGGTGTATTTTCTATTAGTGATGCTCTTAAATTTATGCGAGAACATCAATGGACATGGTTAATAGTTACTGATGGTAGTAATGGTGCTCATGTATTATGTACTACAGGTGAATATCAATTATTAAAAGAAAAAGCAAAAGATGTTGCTGATGTTACAGGCGCAGGAGATACATTTTTAAGTGTATTAGCCTATGGTATATCCAAAGATATTAATATATTTGAATGTTGTAAATTGGCGTGTATGGCTTCTGCTAGAAATGTAGAACAAAGAGGTGTTGTACCTGTTACTTTAAATGATTTACAAAAAGGTGTTATTTTTACTAATGGAGTATTTGATATTTTACATATAGGTCATTTAGAATTATTAAAATATGCAAAAAGTTTAGGTAAAAAATTAATTGTTGGTATCAATAGTGACGATAGTGTTAAAAAAATAAAAGGTCCAGATAGACCTATTAATGATGTTGATAAAAGAAAAAAACAATTGGAAATGCTACCATGGGTAGATGAAGTTAAAGTTTTTGAAGAAGATAATCCATATAAACTTATGAAAGAAGTTATGCCAGATATTATAGTAAAAGGTGGTGATTGGACT